GATCATCTGTTCATCAAGACCGAAGGCCACAAGCTCAAAAAGAAGGAGGAGAAAGCGTGGCGGCTGATCTGGGGAAACTCAGTCATCTGCCAGATTCTTCAGCGAATTGTTTTTCTCCCTTCTTTGATGGCCGAGCACGATGCGGGGCAGAAAGTTCCGTGTGCTACGGTCGGATTGAAAGGGGGCCATGCTCATACCATGGTTCGAGCATTGAGCGATGAGAAGACTGGAGAGTTCAACTTATTCGCTACTGATTGCTCGGGGTTTGACATGACGGTCAATCACCACGTCATCCAGATGGACAGTGATGATCGGAAAGATCTGTGTGAGAATCCAAATGATGGTCACGAGTCAGATAAATTCTGGCTGCTTTACAGCGAAGTGTACCGTCGGACTTACCAGAATTCCGTCATCTTTGGTGATGGGTGGGTGTACAAACAGACACTTCCCGGAATTCAACGTTCCGGTTCACTCATCACGTTCTCTTTAAACTCGAGGCACACAGCCAGGATTCGGGCGTTGCAGTCGATCCGCCAATTTGGGGATTTCGACCGTGGCAGGGACTGGTTGTGGACCGCAGGGGACGATGCTCTGTGCAAAACGCCCAAGGGCTTCGATCTCAAGCGTGGGATGCAAGACGCGTCTGCGTTCGGACAAGTCATCAAACACTGCGAAAGTGGTGGACTCAACGACGTGGATTTTTGTTCTTACTTCTACTTTCGCTCGCCGCAATGGCAGCGATTTGTGGGAGTGCCCAAGAACATGGTCAAGCATCGGTTCAACCTCAAGTTGAAGGAGAGGCCGGCTATGAAGCATCTCGCTTCTATGCTGGCGAATTTGATGCAGGAGTACGCGTTTGCGGACGAGGCTATCAAAGCCGGTGTCCCAGGCTACGAGGAAGATTTTTACATCGTTCTCAAGGGCCTTTTCGAAGCTCATGCTACCGAACAGGAGAAAGCGGAGCTCGGGAAAACGCGTGCCCAGCACAAACAGGTTTGGCTGGTGGAGTAGCGGATACGCGGTCAGGCGCGTATTTTTTGATGTCTGTGGTACCATTCGTCCCAGACACCAACGCACTCCATCAACTAGCAGCATTAGGAAACTACGTGCTGCCATTTGCGAAGAAAGTATCGAAAATTTTTCCTACTGAAGCGAACAAACCTACACCTCGTGGTATTGTCGGACAGATGTTCAATCTACCTTCCATTCCGCGAAAAGCCTACAAGAAGCGCGTGGCTGGCAAGGCTGGCAAGCGCGTTATTAAGGCTGAAAAGAAAATTGCGAAAGCTGTCGTCAGAGCTGAGAAGAAGGTTGTGGCGAGAGCTATGCAGGGAGTCAATCGACAATTCGTTGGAGGGCTTCCTCGCACGAAGTTCGCGTTTTCGAAAGCGTCAGGCAAATTTGCTAAGAACCGCCCTGGTGCAGTGACTTTTGTGGGCCATGAGTTTATCTCTGGCATCACGAGCTCAGAAGCGAGTGCGGCTCAAGGGACGTTGATGAAATCTTTGACTATCAACCCCCTGACGCTTGGCAGCAAGCGGCTCAAGACTTTTAGCAGCTTCTTTGAGAAGTATCGCTTTGAAGACTTGAAGATTATGTGGATCCCTGGTGTTGGAACCACGGTCAATGGTTCTGCGCGAGCAGCGTGGGACATGGACCCCGCTGATGTTCTAGGGCCGTCGATTGCCCAGAATTTCATTTCTTTGCTGTCACAACCTGGTTCGAAGAGTGCCGAGTACTTCAACAAGTGCGTTTGGGTGATGCCAAAAAGCTCATCAGGCACATCTGGCGATCAAGGGTTCTACACGAATGTGAACTCTGGTTCTGATGTCCGTCTTGTGAATCAAGCGGTTTGGAACATGATCGTCGAAGGACCAGCAGCAGCGACAGCTGGATCACTGCCTAGCACATTGGGCAATCTTGTGGTTTACTATCGCTGCACATTTTGGAACCCCGTCACTGAGGGCAATGAAATCACGTCAGATTTTCAGGCCTGGTACCCGAATGGCACAGGGACGTTGTCCTTGCCTTGGGGTGCCTCACCGGTACAAGAACCGAACAGTGGCGGGAATGAGGTTTCCATTTCTACGAGTGGTTCAACAACTACTTTGACTTGGAGTTCACAGATTCAAGCCATGTTGATTGTTGTGTCAGTGAGTACCGCAACCACTGCCCCGACGTTCACGTCAGCTAGCACTAATTGTGCGGCTTTTGTGGGCGGGGGAAGTGCAGCGACTTACGCAGACAACAATTTGACGAATGGCTCAACTGTTGTGACGTCCTGGCGCATTCTTCAGACTACCACGATTGGTGGTCCGAATTGTCAAAGCGCCTGGACAGCCTCTGGCGGATCTGGTGCAATCACTTTTGGTAGCACCTATCTTGTCGCTGTTCCAATTCAAATTCCAACGCTGACGTTTCGTGCACAGCTTGGTCAGGAGACCCGATTGAGGCAACTCCTGGGTGAATTCAATCGACTTGCTCGGTCGATGGGAGTCACATTGCCTGATGATCAAATTCAGAGGGCTGTGATGAATTCGCCAAGATTGCTTGACCCCCCCAAGGAGGAATCCAAGGACGATGGGAAAGGGACTGATACCCCGCGAAGCTTGAAGCTGGCGGAGGATTATGTCAAGGTTGAGGATATCACCTATGTCCCTGTTGTCAGGCTGCCCGCTGCTCCTTCTTCGAAGACTTCATCGAAGAAGGCGTGAGCGGGCAAAACGCAATCGCAGCGAGAAATCGCTGACGTGTAAGGCAAACACGCGTATGATAGCCGTAATGCAG